ATGAAGCTGAAGAAGACGAATTAGACGAGAACAACAACTCTATCATGCAACCAGGCGTAGCAGTTCCAGGATCAAATCCAGTAGCCGCACAAACAAAAGGTAAAAATGTAGGTACAGCTGTTTATGGTCAATTAAAAGAGGCTAACAAGACAATTCAATATCTTCAAACTCAATTGAAAGAAGTTAATTTATTAAACGCTAAGTACTTATTCATGAACAAATTGTTTAAGTCTAAGTCTTTAACTGAATCTCAAAAGATGAAAGCTGTAAACGCTTTCGATAGAGCTACTACAGTTAAAGAAGTAAAAAATACTTTTGCTACTTTAAATGAATCTTTCTCTGTGGCTAAGAAAAAGTCAATCAACGAAGGTTTCGCATCTCAAGCTGCTGGTTTAGCACCTAAACAAACGATCGAATCTGATCCTTTTGTTTCTAGAATGCAAGTATTAGCAGGATTATCAAAAACAAAATTTTAATTCCATAAAAAATGGCAAATTTAGTACAATCATTATTAAATGAGTCCGCTCAGAACGCTCAACAAGCTCAGTTTACTGTAGCTCAGAAGCTTTCTAAGAAGTGGGCAAAATCTGGCCTTTTAGAAGGCTTAGAAAATCAAGACAAGTCAACAATGTCTATTATCTTGGAAAACCAAGCTAAGCAATTAGTAGTTGAATCTTCTCAAACAGGTGGTGGTATCACAAACGGTGCTAGCTTTACAGCTGGTACTGGTGAACAATGGGCTGGTGTTGCTTTACCGTTAGTTCGTAAGATCTTCGGTCAAATCGCTGCAAAAGAGTTCGTTTCTGTTCAGCCAATGAACTTACCTGCTGGTTTAGTATTCTATTTAGATTTCCAATACGGAAATACTAAAGATCCTTTCACCGCTGGTCAATCTTTATACGGTACAAACACAGCTAACTTCGGTAACGCTGCTGCTGGTGCTTTATACGGTGTTGGTCGTTTTGGTTATTCAACTAACCAATTTTCTGCATCTTCAGGTGCTGCAACAGTAGCTTCGGCTTCTTCTGCAGAAATCGATTTCAATTCAGATTACACATCTTCTTTAGCTGCTAATGAAATTAAGAAAGTAACTTTCAATACTTCATCTTTAGCTAACTTCGATGCTAACGCTGTTCGTTCTTTTATTATCGTTTCTGGTTCAGTAACTGCTGCAAACAACTTGCAACAATTTGCTTACGCTAGCGGTGGTACTATTAGTTTCTTCGTAAGTGGTTCTTCTACTCAAGTATCTCAGTCAAGTGCATTCACTGTTGAATACACTAAAGCTACTGATTTCAACGTAAGAGGTGATTTTGAAGACAGAACTGCAACTCAAGGTTTCTCTGTTCCTAACGCTGCTTCAGCTACTTCAATCGTTATCCCTGAGATCAACGTTCAAATGAAGTCTCAAACAATCAGTGCTAAAACAAGAAAATTGAAAGCACAATGGACTCCAGAATTCGCACAAGATTTGAATGCTTACCATTCTTTAGATGCTGAAGCTGAATTAACAGGTTTATTATCTGAGTACATCTCTTTAGAGATCGATTTAGAAGTAATGGACATGTTAATCTCTAACGCTCCAACAATAGAATATTGGTCAGCTAAGGTTGGTGATCAAATCAACGCTGCTAAAACTGCGTTTACTAGTAACACAACTGGTGTTTACTACAACCAAATGACTTGGTTCCAAACTATTGGTATCAAGTTACAAAAAGTTTCTAACATCATCCACCAAAGAACTTTACGTGGTGGTGCTAACTTCATGGTAGTTTCTCCAGCAGTAGCTACAATCTTGGAATCAATCCCAGGATTTGCAGCTGATACTGACGGTGCAGCAGATACAATGAAATATGCATTCGGTGTTCAGAAAGTAGGTGCTTTAAACAGCCGCTACAAAGTGTACAAAAACCCTTATATGACCGAGAACGTAATCTTATTAGGATTCCGTGGTACTCAGTTCTTAGAAGCAGGTGCTGTATACTCTCCTTATGTTCCATTGATCATGACTCCATTAGTGTACGATCCAGCTACATTTACTCCACGTAAAGGTATCATGACTCGTTACGCAATGACTATGATCCGTCCGGAATTCTACGGATTAGTAGTAGTATCAGATTTACAAATAGTTTAATCTATTTAAGATCTATATAATAAAGGACCCAACTTCGGTTGGGTCTTTTTTTTGTGCATATTTATCTAGAAAGGTAGCGAATGACTGATACGAACTCGATTTCAAAAAAGTCTCCAAAAAATCCAATTAAGTTTTTAATTCCATTAAACGAGGAGCAAAAGCAAGCCAAGTCAATAATTCTCGATAACAAAATAACTGTTCTAAAGGGACAAGCCGGATCCGGTAAGTCCATGTTGGCAGCTCAGATCGCACTAGACCTTTTATTTAGAAAAGAGATAGAAAGAATCATTTTAACCAGACCTGCCGTAACTTCTGGAGAGGACATAGGTTTTTTACCTGGTACAAAAGAGGACAAATTGGCTCCTTACACTGCTGCCATATACGACAACATGTATAGGCTTTACAACAAAGAAAAGATAGACAAAGAACTATTGGACGGCAAAATAGAAGTGATTCCTTTAGCGTTTATGAGAGGACGAAATTTGAGCAATTGTTTTGTTGTGGTGGACGAAGCTCAAAATATCACAAACAGACAGATGGAGCTTTTATTGGGCAGAGTGTGCGTTGGAACTAAAATGATTATATGCGGAGATGGAGCTCAAATAGATCTTAAAGACAGAAAGATGAGCGGTTTTAATTTTATATGCACCAACTTTAAAGAGGTACCAGGATTTGAGGTAGTGACACTAAAGACCAATCACAGAGACCCAATAGTCGAAAACATATTGGAAATATACAAAGCGTACGAATAATTATGGTTTTTGGGTTTTACCAATAGCTTAAATATTTATTTGAAAGCATTTAATGGCAAACCCTACAATATACAACGGATCTCCTGTATTTATCACAGGTAGTAGCACCCCATTTGGGTACTACGATTTGGATCCTCAATTCGTAGCAGACGCGCCAAAGGTAGCAAATTACTGCGCAAGAAAGCTGGGATTTCCTATAATGGACGTAGAACTGCAAGACACAAATCTTTTTACCTGTTTTGAAGAGGCGGTTTCAGTTTATTCTGAAGAGCTTTACCAATCAAAGATAAAGGACAATTACTTAGGGCTTGAAGGCGCTTCTACAGGTTCTCAATTGAATAATACTGTTGTTGTACCTTCTTTGAACTCTATAGTTACCATTGCGGACAACTACGGAGCTCAAATAGGAATTGGAGGTACAATAGAATTTTACTCTGCTTCTTTAGAACTTTCAGGAAGCCAGCAAGTTTACGACATGCAAAAATGGGCAGTCAACTCTGGAATGATAAGTGGAAGCGATAGAATAGTGATACAAGAGGTAATGTACAAGGGAAATCCTGCCGTAAATCAATATTACGATCCATATTTGGGTGGTTCTATAAATTACCAAGGCGCTACAGAAAACTTTGGTTGGGCGAGCTATTCTCCAGGATTGAATTTTACTTTGTTCCCAGTTTATTGGGACATTCAAAGAATTCAAGAGATCGAGATGTCAAATCAAGTAAGACGCTCTTGGTTCTCTTTTGAATTAACAAACAACAAGCTTACAATACTGCCTAGACCAGAAACCAATGGCATGTACGTTTGGGTGAAGTACTCTAAGAAATCCGACTTTGCAGATCCAACAAAAAATAGTCCTTACGGAAACGATAAGACTTTGGTTACTAATCCATCTAATGTTCCTTACGGCACAATTACTTACGCACAGATCAATCACCCAGGTAGACAGTGGATATTCGAATATGCACTTGCACTATCTTCTGAATTACTTGGATTGATTAGAGGCAAGTACGCACAGATACCAGCACCAGGTTCTGAGGTTACTTTGAATGGAGCTGATTTGATTTCAAAAGGTCAAGCTCAACAGGTGGCTTTAAGAGAAAGACTTCGTCAAGACTTCGAAGACATGAGTAGAAAAGCTCAATTGGAAAGAAAACAATCGGAAAATCAATCTATATCGAGTACTTTAACAGAAGTGCCGATGTTTATATACATAGGATAATATGGCAATATTTGGATCTTTACGAGACATCGCAGCGTTTAAAGGAATTACGAGAGAACTTGTAGAGAATGTAGTGTCTCAACAAATTGGTTATTACAAGTATCAATTAAACGATACAACTGTAAACGTGTACGGCGAAGGTATCGCTAGATATTACATAGGACCCGTATTAATAAACTGTTTGATAGAAAGAGGCGACTTCAATACAACTTTAAAAGATCAAGTATTGGACATCGATAGAACAGCAACTTTTAGATTTTTTAGGGATCATTTAATAGACGCTAATATAGTTTGTGAAGTCGGTGATATTTTGATGTACAACGAATCTTATTACGCTGTTGATAATGTTAACGAAAATCAATTAATACTTGGTAAAGATAACGATTACTCATATTCCTCAGGTCTTGAAAATTTTGGTACTTCTTATTCTGTTATATTAACAACACACTATACCAGCGCTGATAGAATTGGTATTAAACAAGAACGCTTATAATGAATCAGACAGTAAGACCACAAAATAGAAGAGAGTTCATGAATAAATTAGTGGCTCCGTACGACGAAAAGACGGGCAATCCTAATTCTATATTCTCTGAAACAACAAAATTAGGCCAACCTGAAACGAATAGAGCAAAACAAATAAGTGTTAAGGATGATACTGACAAAGATTTTTACGTAGGTATAAAAGATATTGACGAGGCTTTAATGTATTATTTTACAGACGTATTAAAGCTATCAACAATACAAAACAATACAGTTGTGGGCGTTCCTATATTGTACGGTACACCAGAAAACTGGAAGGGCGTACAAAGAGACGGCTATTACAGAGACATCAATGGAAAAATTATGTATCCTTTATTGATGTTTAAAAGAAACAGCGTAACTCAAAATAGAGGATTAGGAAATAAATTGGACGGAAATTTGGTACACAACGTTCAACTATTTGAGAAGAGGTATTCAAAGAGAAACAACTACGGTAACTTTGGAATTCTAACCGAAAGAAGTCCTGAAACTGAGTATATTGTAGTGGTTACGCCTGATTACGTTACGTTAGAATATGACTGCATTGTTTGGACTTATACCGTAGAACAGATGGACAAGATAGTAGAATCTTTAAATTTTGCCTCTAGATCTTATTGGGGAGATCCTAATAAATTTCAATTCTACTCTTCTATAGAAACGTTCAGTGACAACATAAGTTACGATGTGGGACAAGACAGAGCTGTTAAGTGTACGTTTACTTTAGTTTTGAACGGATATTTAATACCAGACAGCGTCAACAAAAAGATCGCAAATGCCAATAGA